ATAAAACCTTTATATACTAAGTTTTTACCAACGTTCATTACAATTGGTAATTCGATGCCAGCAAGATGCCAACCACGTTTACTAAAATATTGATTACGTTTTTTCTTAATAAAATTAAGAATTGCTACTCCATCTTCAAAAAATTCTCTTAATTCCTCTGGGGATGAATAGTGGGTGTTGTTATTCTTTTTATAAGATTCTTGGTATAAAGCAATAAATTTTTCTTGGAATTGTTCTTCTAGATTAATTAAATCTGCTTTAGCTCCCGATTCTTCATATAAAACAGTAAGCCAATCTTGGATTACTTCATGCATTGAAGTACCAAAAGTAAAGTGGATTGAAGGAGAATCATCATAATGTCCTTCTTTATACTGAAGTGCCCACTTATGTGGGCAACTTCTATACATTGACATTTGAGAATAAGAAATTGTTTTTTGGTAAGCGTAGTTTACCTCAGGTAATTCCTTATTTTGTATCTCTTTGAGTATTTGAGGCTTCTTGGCCATGTAATTTTTCTAATTTTTCTAAATAAAGTATAGCATCCATAAGCTCTTCTTTCATATGAGTAACCCATTCCTTAAATGATAAGTCTTCTCTATCTAAATTAACACCATACTTTTTTTCACCAAACTCTGCTCGTTTAGTAAATTGTTCTATAACTGAGGTAACTATGCTATCCATTATTTAAACATATTAATTACTTCTTTATCTTGGTATCCTGCTTTATAAAGGATATCTTCTAAATCATCATTATCTAATACTACTACCATATTAGTAGCTTCACGAGTAGAACACTCATAAATTTTAGATAATGCGTGTACTAATTCAATTTTGGGTTGTTTCATTTTTGATTTAATATATTTAAGCCAAACGTTTTGTTTAGGTAATAAACTACAATATACTGTATAATATTTTTTCTTTTCAGTATATGGAATAGTTTGAACATAATTAACTAGTTCAATAAAAGGTTTATGCATAGATAAAAAACGGTTAATCATATAAGGATTAAAGGACTCCCTCTCTTTATCCGAGAAGGAGTCCCAATCTCGTTTTTTACCTGTTAGTTCTTTTAACCAATCAAATAGTGTCATAATCATCTCGAATCTCAGGTGGCAAAGTATCCTTTAAGATTTTACCTGTAGATCCATCATAAAACACAGGAATGGGCATTACTGCATCTTCATTTCCCCCTGTAATAAAACGGGAAACTTTACGTAAAATATAACCTTGTTTAAATATTTCACCTCCTGAATCATTAGGAATGATAGTAGTTTTTTCAAGGTCGATTTGGGGTTGTTGCATTTGCTGCATATCAGATTTCTGCATAATCTATTTCTTTAATTTCGTTACAAAAATAATATAAATTTTCTTTTTTTAAAACTGTGTCACAATGCCAATAATCTTTAAGTATATTAGCATCTATTTTTTTTTCATTTCTTATTATACGATACAATAAGAACTTTCTATCTCCAAATTCTATAATGTCTTTATATAACAACTTTACCGGAGATATCGAGTAGTTTAGAAATACAAGCCATTACATTAATTTCTTTATCAATCCGAAAATTTGAATGGTACATATATTCTTCAATAATAATAATTGCTTCAGCGGGACGTGATGTATATTCGTCCATACGTTCATATAGTGTTTTATACAACGATTCAAAATCTTGTACATTAGAATCGGCAATTACCTGTCTAATTTGTTTAAATGACTTTTTATTAGGTAGTAATTCAATCACTTTATCAGCATAATTAGATGATACAAGTGTTTGTTTGTCTAGTTCTAATTCACCGTCTTTAGAAGACATCTGACATACGTTAAGCATTTTACGTACATCTGGATAGTATTGGTTAACAATTGTTTTTAAGTCAGTATCATTGTGTTGAACATTTTCTTTAGATAAGACTTTAAAAATATGTTTTGCTACTTCACCTTTACTAGGAGGTACAATTTTAAGTACTTGACAACGTGATTGAAGAGGATCAATAATACGTTCTACATAATTACAAGTTAAAATAAATCGAGTGCTTTTAGAAAATGTTTCAATTACATTTCGAAGTGACGCCTGTGCCTGAATTGTAAGGAAGTCACTCTCATCAAGAATAACTACCTTAAGGGGTTTAAACGACATTGTACTAGCAAATCCTGATACTTTATCTCGGATTGTTTCAATGCCCCTTTCATCACTAGCATTAATATAAAGATAATCACAATTAAGATTATTAACAAGGAGTTTTGCTAATGTAGTTTTTCCGGTGCCCGCGGGTCCGTAGAAAATCATATTGTTCATATCATTTTCTTCTATGTACTTAGATATAGTACCTTTAAGATGTCCATTACCAATGTAATTTTCTAGTACATTAGGACGGTATTTTTCAACCCACAAACTATTATTTGTAGCCGTCTCCATAAAAATCAAATGTTTTAATAGGTTCTGGTTTAATTTCTACTTCGGTACGTTGAACTGCATATAATGCACCTCCAATAGGATCTAAATAAAAGGCAGCATTAAATTTAGTTTTTTGGAAGTATGCTTCTAAAGTATCCGTAAGTGTATCATATACTGCACCTTCTGAGCTTGCAGTGAGAGTCCACCGGTCACCCGGTGGGACTCTCTTTGCAATCAGTTGTTTCTGCTCTACTGTTTCGAATTCAGACATTACCTAAATTTAAAACATTCCAGGCATACCTCCTAATTGAGGTTCTTCTTTATCTTCAGGTTTATTTACTACAGTACATTCTGTAAGTAAAATAGTGCCCGCGATTGAAGCTGCATTTTCCAGAGCACAACGCGTAACCTTAGTAGGATCAATAATTCCTGCTTTGAGGAAATCTTCATACCCACTTGTTTTTATATTATATCCTAAATTAAAATTTTCACTACTAGTAGTTGTAAATTCAATTTGGTGAACATTATCTACTCCTGCATTTTCTAAAATTTGTTGAAAAGGACGACGTAAAGCTTGGCTCATGATATTACAACCTAATTGTTGGTCATCATTACTAGGTTCACATGTAGAATCAAATGCAGAACGTAACAAAGCTATACCTCCTCCTGGTACAATACCTTCTTCAATTGCTGCTTTAGTAGCTTGGAGTGCATCATCAACACGATCCTTTTTTTCTTTCATTTCAGTTTCAGTGTTTCCACCAACATGGATTACAGCTACACCACCTACTAATTTAGCTAAACGTTTTTGGAGTTGTTCAGTTACAAATGGTGATGTTGAATTTTCAATTTGAGATTGAAGTTGAGCACATAATTTTTCAATTGCTTCTTCTTCTCCAGCACCATCTACAATAGTAGTTTCTTCTTTAGTAACAGTAACTGAGCGACATTCACCCAACCAATTCAAATCAAATTTATCAAGTTTCATACCTTTATCTTTATCAACAACTTGCCCACCTGTAAGTGTAGCCATGTCATTCATAATTAAAGTACGACGATCTCCAAAGTCAGGGGCTTTAACAGCACAAACATTAAGTGTGCCTCTCATTTTATTTACAATAAGAGTAGCAAGTGCTTCACCGTCAATATCTTCAGCAACAATAAGCAATGACTTACCTTGTGAAGATAAATTTTCTAAAAGAGGGAGTAATTCTTTTACTTGAGTAATTCTACCATTATAAAATAAAATAACAGCATCCTTAAGATTAGTACTCATAGTATCATTATTAGTTACAAAATAAGGAGATTTGTAACCACGATCAAACTGTAAACCCTCTACGGTTTCAAGATAAGTTTCACCAGTACGTGATTCTTCAATGGTAACTATACCATCACGTCCTACTTTTTCCATTGCCGTAGCAATTAATTCTCCTACTTCTTCATCATTATTAGCTGAAATTGTAGCTACTTGGCGAAGTTGGTCTTCACTAGAAATATCCTGAGAAAGGTTACGAAGATAGTCTACATGTGATTTAACACACTTATCAATACCACGTTTAATTTCTACAATATTGTGGCCCTTATCACTGTAACGGGAAGCAGCATTTACAATTTCACGTGCTAATAAAGTTGAAGTTGTAGTACCATCACCCGCCTGTTCAGCAGTTTTAATTGCTGCTTGTTTAAGCATTTGTGCCCCTACATTTTCAACTTGGTCTTCAAGTTCAATTGATTTTGCTACTGTTACCCCATCTTTAGTGCTTTGGGGTACACCTTGATCTTGTTGGATAACTACATTTCGACCATTAGGTCCTAAGGTTATTATAACTGAATCTGCTAATTGATTAATTCCATCAATTAATTTTTTTCGGGAATCATCCCCATAGTTAATAATTTTACTCATTTTTCAATTACTGCTAAAATTTGGTTTTCTTGAATCATGTAATATTCTTTCCCTTCATAATCCATTTTACTAGGACCCATTTGAGGAAGGAGTACAACATCTCCTACTTTTATTGTAGTTTCTACAAAAGTTCCCATTGCCGTGTAATGACCAGGACCTACTGAAACTACCTCTCCTTTTAAGTTTTTTTCTTTACCCATATCAGGAACAACAATGTTGCCATGTACACTTTCTTCCTCTTCAATAGGTTTTACAATTACTGCGTTAAATAATGCTTTTACCATTACAAAAAGTTTTCATTAAATTTATTTAAAATTGATTTATATTCACTAATATATTGTTT